TTAATTGTTCACCAAATCTGAATGCGCCTTCTGTGGCCTGAGTAACACCTGCTTCAACTGAGTTTTGGCCAACTAGACCAGCAACTACAGCCTGTAATGCTGGCACTAATGTTTCTAATGCAAATTTAGCTAAACGCTCTACGACTGGCAGTAATGCAGCACCAATAGATTCTTTTGCTTCATCAACTGCAATCTGGATTCTTGCGAATTGCTTCTCGGTAGTTAATGCTTCATTTTCAGCAAAGTTACCGAAGGTTGCAGTAAGGGTTTGATAAATCTTATCCATATCCTTGGACTTGATTATGTTTTGATCTAAACCTAAACCTAAACGGCCTAATGAAGTTGTATTGCCATCATAAGCCTTACCCAAGGCATCAGCAACGGTTTGTAATGGCTTGCCAGTTGCAGCAGATATATCCAATGCTAAATTAAGTAAATCTTGGGCTTTTTGAACATCATTGGTTGATCTGACTAATCTTGAAAGTGCTGGTCTTAATTGGTCATCAGTTACACCAATGGCAATTGAAGTCTTGTCAATGTAAGACGCAACGGCAGCAGTTTGCTCAACGGTTGCATTGGTAGATGCACGAATTGTTTCTTCAAGTTTTCTTTGTGAAGCCTGATCAGCAGCAGCATTTTTAACGGCAGATATTGCAAACGCAGTAGCAGCGGCGCCAGCAACTGCAAAGGCAGCAGCAGCCTTCTTTCCAAAATCAATAATTTGATCTTTAGAATTATCGACTACCTTTTCGGCATCTTTTAAACCTTTACGAAGGCCATCAATGTCAGCAGCAAGTGCTACGGTTAAGGTTCTAGCCATTGTCAAATTCCTTCTTTATGTCAATGATAACATCTTCAAATTCTTTAATGACTGAAGGTTGCAAGTGCCTTAATGTTGGGAATATAAACCAACCGCGTGAACCTGGTCCTTTAGGCGCTGGACCTGACCATCTTGGAAATTGCGGATAAGCCTTTGATCCAAACTCATGGGCTGCACCGATTCCAACTCTTTGTCCTGGTGCTTCGTTCCTTGTATTAAATTGAGTTGTTGCACCGCCTGAAAACTTTTGACTTGCAAAACCAAATTTGATTTCACCTAAAACTGAAGTCTTGCTGACTTTACCACCTTGAGCAACACGATCTGCAGCCTTGCCCCTAGATGCAGCAACATTGCGAATTTCTTTTAATGTTCGCTCTGCAATGGCACCAACGCGTTTTGCAGTTTCCTTTTGTGCAATCTCACCCATTTCACGAATTACTTTTGCAAACTGGCGTAACTCTTTAGGATCATAAACAATTACTGGATCAGCCATCGCTTCTCTCCTTTAGAATTTCAATTGCGGTTAATATGTCTTCGGCTTCAGTCCATTCGCTCATTGGGATTTGTGTGGCAATTGCCAACTGAATCAATAAACGGCTTAGACTTCCTGCGGGGTGGCTTTTGGGTTTGCATCACCGACTATTACATCTGTAACAGTTTCGCACCAGGCATCAAAGGGTTTGACTGGCTTGCCAGCCGCTTCCCGCTTGTGTGCATGATAAGCAAGGAACATAAGATCAGAGATGCCCATTTTGTCTTGTGCTTGGCCAATAATGTTCCCTGTCTGTTTTTCCCATTTTGCCCACTCAGGCGGTTGGGCTACATAAGTTGCTTGCTCGCCTGAGTTATATTCAATTGTAATTGGTAGTTTCATTAGTTGCTCCCGTTTCTAATTATTAAGCGAAGTTCTCTGCTGGCACTCCAATAACTTGGAATGTTAAAGATACTGTTTGTGCATCTGGTGCGGTTCCACCTGCTGATGGCCAAGTTGGTAAAACTTGGAATGAAAATACGGCGCCTGATGCTGCGGTAAATACGGTGTTGATTCCTGTATTTGGTGAAGCCTCTGCAACGCCCCATAGAATCTCACAAAGTGATCCAGTTGCGCCCCAGTCGGCCAGCATCTCCACGGCTAGGGTGAAGTTGTTATCGATTACCTTGAAAGACTTGCCATCTAGTGTTTCATAAGTTTGACGATTCATTTCGCCAGTTAGTGTTGCACTTGTTGCTTGTGCGTCGAAAGTGTTACCGCCGATTGTGAAGGTAACATCCCGACCAGTTATTACGGTGGTAGCCATTTCGCTCCTTAGGTTGTTTGGGTGTAGTAGGTTGAAACATTGATATCAGCAATCAACATTGTTGACGCGCCGACTTGTGTAACTGTTGGTCTTTCGACCGATCCGACAACATATCCTGATGGGATAACTGCCAGAATGCTCATGATTAGTTGCTCTATGTTATCAAGTGATGCAGGGTTTGAATGGTAAGCAACTGCTGCGGTTATTGTTAAATTTATTTTTGCACGAATTGTTTGTTTGCCAATTGTGTCTAATTCAAGATACGGTGATGCAGGAACAAAAACAATCGCTGGGGTTTGTGGCGCCTCAGGAACATGATTGTAAACATTCGCTGACAATGCAGAAAAGGCGGTTGCAAGAGGTTGTCTAACCGATGAAAGAATTGTTGATGCTGGCATTATTGAGCCATTGTTTCGGTGTCAATATAACTGCCTAATAATCCAACGCACTTGTTCCATAAATTTCGGCCCATCCTAAACGGAGTGCTGGTAAAATCAACACCTTCGATTTGACCGCCTGCGGCTACTCTTGCCTGAAAGACTTCGACTGCAACTGCATAAACTGCTGCAATGACTGATTGATTACCAACATAAGTTGCTGCGTTTGATAGGGTGGCAACGCCTGAAGGGATGACATTAACTTCGAGAACATTGGCGTTAGTGATTGCGGCACTAAATGTAAATTGGCCAAGGTTGTTTGCCAAAACTGTTCTTGTGCCATTGTATGGTGTTCCGCATCCTGTAATGACAACTGATTGTCCTTCAGTAAATTCATGGATTCCGACTGTTGTAAACATGGCAACATTATCGTTTAATTCTGTTTTTTGAATAAATGATTTGTATGAAACAAGCATTGGCAGGATGACCTGTTCACTTGCATCTATGATACCGTTTAAATAATTGTCATCATAAAGAGAGGAACTTACACCCAATACGGAACGCAGATTCGCTGCGGTAATTATTGACGGCATAAGTTCCTCTCTAATCTCCCATTAAAGGATGCCTGAGATCGGGAGCAACCCCAGGCACTCACTAAATTACGCTATGTCTAGTTTACGGAATGCTGTTGGGTAGCGATTAACTACGCAAACATAACCGTAAATTCCGATTTCGATACGGCCATTTGCAACGATATTGGCGCGAATATCAAAAGTTCCGCTTTCATGGAATCGCATTGCTTGTGAAGGATAAACCAATGCAACTTTTGCGTTGCCTGTGTTACCTGTGTAATTAGGATCAACTACAAGATCGAGTCCTGCGATTGTTCCGTTTGTGCTACCTTGAGTTACAAGGCCTGCGGCATTTTGCGGTGCTGCTGCTGCGAATAATGGTCTGTTTGAACCATCTACTGCTCCAAGAAGGTTAGCAAAATCAATATTTACATAACCACCTGAAGGCGCAACTAATAACTTGTTTGGTGTGAAGCGCATTACTCCGTATGAATCAGCAATACCATCTGCAATAGATTTGTAAATTGTTGATCCTGTTGAAGAATCTGCGCCATCTGCTGCAATTGTTGAAGCATAAGCATCTGTCTTTTGTGCGTAAGATGCGGCCAACTCTCTTAGATAAAGTTCAATAAACCCAGGGTCAGACCTATCTGCTAACTCTTGATTTATTACCCCAGCGCCAGCAAACTTGACAACTGTATCCTCTTGAAAGGTTACTGTTGTATCTGTTGAAGAATACTCATTGCCTTCAGCAGTTAGTGCAACTGTTGCTTGTGTTCCCAACTTAGGAGTAAAGATTTTCATTCCTGTTGCTGGTAGTGGTGCGCGCTCAATTGAATCAATGAACGGACGGCTTGAATCAATTACGCCGATAATGTCGCGTAAATAGTTTGGTGGAACCATTCCTGTATTCTCAGAAACAGTTGCAATCTGTAATGCTGCGACTAGATCGCGGGCATCAGTATCACCTTGGATTGCTCGAATTTGTGCTGATACATATTGGCCAGCAGTTACATTTGTGTCAACGCGTGGCTTTGTGTAAGCCATGAATGTTGATGCTGTAACAACTGGTGCTTGTGCCGCTTCTACCGCTTCGGTGGCGATAGGGGCCTCAGAATTTACTTCTGACACTTGTTGCTCCTTTGGTTGTTCATCCGTAGCGGTTGCTTCGGAATTTTCTGGTGTTTCACTTGCTGCAACTTCAGCAACACGGGCTGAATCAATTGCTGGTTGAGTTACCAATGAAACTTCTTGAAGTGTGCTTGATTTAATTCTTAACACGCCTTCTTCATTTTTCCATTCGTTAATTTTTACGCCAACTGAAAATCCGTCGCGTAATCCAGTAGCGGCTTCTTCCAATGCGTCATCCGCTCTAAAAGTTTTAGCCAAACGAAAGGTCGCTTCCAAGCCTGTATCTGTTGCAGTTATGTCAATTAGTTTGCCAAGCGGCTTGGTAATTTCATGCTCAAGTAATAATTTAACTGGCTTGCTAAAATCAATTGAATCTTTTTCAAATACCGTTGCGCCAGCGCTAGTTGAGCCGCGTTCTTCCCAGGTTACAATTTTTCCTGAGATGGTTCTCTTATTCGTGTCAGCAGCAGTTATTTCAATTGGGAAGTTTATTTTCATCGGATTAGGTCTTCTTCCTCTTGGATTTGTTCAACGCTCATGGCGCCGATTCTGTTTAGTATTTCGTAAACTTGCGCTCGCTCTAATGCTGAACCACGCAAGAAGTCATCAATGTCAAATCTAACTTCCATGCCGTTTGGCACAAAATCAGCCATTGACAATCTTTGTTCAATTGCAGTTAAGATTGGTCGCAATGAAAAATCAATAAGTGCTTTTCTTTCGGCAGTCATGTTTGAATATGTCATTGAAGTAGTTTCAGCAGATACGAATGATGCAGGAATGCCTGCTGCTCTTGCAATCTCTAATGCCAGGTATTGTCTTGCTTCATTTAATTGTAATTTAGCAGGATCGAAACCAACGGCTTGTAATTCAACATCAGAATTTAAAAATGCCGTGGACCGTGTATTTCGCGCAACTTTCCATTGTTCTAATAATTTTGAAATTCTTTCAGCAGTTAGCGGTGCGCCGTTTGCTTTTAATGCCATTGTAGGCATTGGTTCTTTTGCATAAAGTTCTGCTGCATTTTCTAATGCAAGTGCGGCTTTAATTGTTCTGCCTGCTCGATTCAAAATTCCTTCATCAAGTCCGTTAAAAACAATTAAACTTCCAGGACCAAACGGTGGAACTTTTTTACCGTCTACGGTGTAATACTCGATTTCAGTTGAGTTTGCATTTAAACTTGCAAAAACTCTATTTGGTGCAATTCTTGTCCATGATCTAATTCTTGATCCATCAGTCAAAGAATAATTTTCAAGAACCATTCCATAAGCGATTCCGCCTAAAAGTAAATCTTCGGCCATCCAACTATAAATCGCTGAACCTGCAACTCTTGGGTCTGGTTGCATAATTACTCGTTGCGGTCTTACATGTTCATTAGTAAAATGATTATATTGTTCTAATGGTAAACTTCCAACTGTTGAACAAATTATATTTCTTGCGCGAGCGCCAGCGGGAACTGCCATAAATTGTTCTCTTGATGCAGTTGAAGTTGAAAATAAAAATCCACCTAATAATTGTTGAGCATTGTATGGCGCCAAGGATGCTTGAACATCAACTTGATCAATTGCTTGTTTTGTGGTAAATCGATCGAATAATCCCATTGACTAAGATTATACCATTTAGGCGATTTGTATGTCTATTTCCGTTTGTGTCTGAGTTGCAAAGTAAGTTGCAAGAGCCGAGGCAACGGCAGCGCAAACTGCTACTTTTGAAGCCCTTCTTCCAATAATCCAACTTCCATCACCGTAAGGCAATCTTGCTGCTGATAAGACTTGTTGAGTAAATTCTTCTTGCCCACCGTGTTGAAGCCTATGGCTATTTATTGCCCCGAGCCATCTGTCGCACGATTCTGTATAAATTGCACCATCCATGTCTGTAACTGGTATTCCTGCTGGAACCAATCGACTGGCAATGGCCTGACTTGTTTTTTTGCTGTAAGCAACGGTTTCAACATGATACTTACGAACATAAGGCGCAATGTCATTAGCAATTGCAAAATCATTTAATGAATAATCATTTGACCAAGTATGAAGCAAAACCATATTAAATCGTTCACCGTCTAATCGTTGGGCAGCAACTAATGCAGCATGTTTTCGATCTGGCGAACAATCTAAACCAAACCAAGTTGGCTTTTCTGGATCAAGTGCAATTGGATCAATTTTACAATGTGCCCACTTTTGCGCATCGACTGCTGAGTTAATTGTGTCAACCCATTGGGCTAAGATTTCAGTTCTAACAATATCTTGAGGATCATTTATTACCGCACGAATGTTATCGGGGTGGATCGTTACGCCAAGCGACGGGTTGGATTGAGCGAATGCGCGCCAGTTAATATCGCCTGACGGAAGGGTAATCGGCGCATCTGGTTCTGCACTCCACTCAAACCAACCAATCGGGTCTGAGGTTCCC